ACTTGAAGATGATGATGAACTCTCATACTTCGCACGACTTGCTGAAGAGTGATTAGTTAATCACAAGTCCCCGTAAGGGGACTTTTTTATGCCAGTTCTTGAATAATAACCTCAGTAGGTGCAGGTCTCTCAAAGGTTGAACCATATGGTATAGAAGTTCTAAGATTTTCTGTTTTAATAATGAGTTTCCCATCAGTATCTCTAACTGTTTGAGATGATTTCTTATATTTCATAATACTTCTAGTATCTCTTATGAATTGTTGCAGATACTGTGGTCTTAGAACATAAATTGAACGTTTTTTATTATTCTCTAAAATTTCATATCCATAATTTGTTACTGGATTAGTTATATCAGTTTTAGTTACATAATTGTTTTGGGAATCGTCAAAAAATGTTACATATGAAGTTTCTGTTGAATCGAAGTTTACATTAATTGATGTTGTTAATGATGGCCCACTATCTTCAAGGACTACATTAATTTTAAATGTTTTTAAGTAACCATCTTCTGCAATGTATGAGAGTGTGTCAACATATGTTCCTTCATTCAAATTTTCAAGTTTTCCTAAATTAACATCATATGTCCAGGTTCCGCCATATCCAATATTTAAGTCTTGGTCAATTGAAAATTGCCCATAATTATCAGTACTTTTAATTGTTGACGTATCAAGAATGTAAAGATTGGATTTTACATTCAATTCTTCATTACTTACACCTGAGTTTGGTGCTGAGAAAAAGTCCACAACTCCAATTTCTCCAGTTCCAGACTCATAAGATGGTAATGGAATTTGAATAACTTCACTTATATTTTTATCACCTTCAATTATAATTCTTCCATTAGAATCTTTTTGTTCTCTTGTTACAAAATGATGAATTCCATAAAGTTCTTCACCATATTTTGCAAAAGAATATCTATAAACATCAGCATCTGAGATTGGCCAGTCATTTTTTATGTTAGTAATTCCTGCACTGATTAAAACTACCCAATCATATTCAGCACTACCATAAAGTTCTTCTGCAACATTATCTGGTCTATATCCATCAGGTATTTGATATTTTTCAAATACGATTAATGGGTTGATGATATCATCTCTTAATTTGGCTTTTCTGAATAAATTTTTAACTCTTACATACTCAGAAGAACTAGTTCTTTCTGGTAAAAATGACAGATATTCGATATCTGGTAACTCTGAAAAATATGCCATTAGTATCCAACTCCCAGTTTTCCTTTTGCTTCTATAGTATAATCTTCTTGATAAATTGGAGTAAGTTCTCTAAAAGCAAGAGTTAATATCATTGATACTGGAGTACCGTCATGGTAAGTTGCATATCCACTATCACTTAGGTCTAAACTCAATCCTTCTAATGCACACAATTTAAAAGTATTTAGAAATGGGTGCGGTTCTGTTCCTCTCATATATTGAATATCGAATAGATTGGGAACACCAATAAGAACTGCATTTCCACTAGAAATCGCATTTTTCTTTGGACTCATATTAATTTTTAAATATTTAACGATTTCTTTAATCCTATCACTTTCCTTTTTTTCTCTGGGTGTTAATTGAAATTGAAATTGTTGAGAATTCCTAAGTGTCATGCCACCAAAAGCAAGTTCAACATTTTCGTTAAATCTAACTCCAGCAAACCTTGATAAAAATTGTTGTGGATTATTTCCTGTTGCTGCTGCGATTGCTGCTCCAACAGCACCAGTTTGTGCCGCTTGTACGGTAGTTCCGCTTGTCAATGTTCCTTTAAGAGCATCAAATGCTTTTTGCCCATAATTGCTTAATCCTGAGAATCCGCCAGTAATAAAAGATTCTACTGCTCCACCAACACCAGCTTCAAGAGGATTGAGAGTAGAACCATCCCAAGAAGTTGATACAGAGTTTACTGGCAATCTATAAGGCATTGGGAGTAAAATTGTTCCTAGAGTTTTACCTCCAGTTCCTTGAGGTGTTGATGCTCCAAAATCACCAGTGGACAATTTGCCAGGAACATATTCTATGACATTGATTTTAAACCAATCATCTTTATCTTTTGATTTTTTGATTGGATATTCTAACGTTGCCATTTTTTAAAAGTATTTATTAACTTATTTGGAATTTTGCAAATGGTAAAGTTCTAATATCATCTAACTCTTCTGGGCGCACTTCATATAAATTGCCAAGAAGTTCTATGTATGTGTATTGTCTTGGTTCTCCCCAGTGAAAATTAATTCCTCTAAATCCCCATCGAAATACATCAGTTACTGCTACTAAAGGATGAGCATCATATTGAATATTTTCAGATTTTGGTTGATATAGAAATGTATAGAACTTGCCAACATCTGGAACTGGTGTCACATCAGTCAAGACACCCATAATTTCCAACATTAAGTCGTCTGGGTCTTCTATACCAATTAGAACATCCAGAACTGGGGCAATTCTATTTTTACTATTATGAAGGATATTTTCCCTTCTTTGTTTTAGAGATTTTCTTGGCATTAATTAATACCTAATTCATCTTCCGTAAGAACCTTAAACTCCCAATTTCGGTCTTTACAAAATTCTTTTGCAGATTCCCATTTTGCCATATTTTTAGCATATTCATAAACCTCACGAATGTATCCTTTGGTTTGTCTTTTGGGAGTTTTCGGTTTGACTGTTTGCTTTTTTGGTTTAACTTCAATCAAATATTTTTTAATATTTCCATTACTTTCTTTCACCTTAATATAAAAATCTGGAAAGTATCTATGTATTCTTCCATCAACTGGAGAACGATAGGGAAGGGCAATTTCTTCACTTCCCCACTCAAGTACATTTTCATTTTTATCACAATAAACCATAAACTTTCGTTCCCATAAAGAACGATAGATTATATTGGTTGGGTCTCCTTTATACTTTTCTGGAAATGACGGTTGATACTTTCCCTTATATGCCATTATACATAGTATAGATTCCATAGTAGTATTTAGAAATGCCGCAGGGACCAGGCCCATTTAAGTGGGAAAAAGAGAAGGGAAAATATAAAGCAAAATCAATAAATTCTTTATATTTTCCTAAGGATTCTAAAAGAAAAACTATAAGTGATTTTGCTCCACTTTTTAGAAATCTTGCACAATCTTCACATTTTGAGGTTTCATTTTCTGGATTTTCTCAACAGATTGATTTGAGTAATTATGTAGTAAGTAGGGGGGTTGATAGAAATTTTATTGTTGATGATTTGGGATTACTTTGTTACAATACATCTATTCCTGCAGGGTCTTCAACAACTGTAAGAAATAGTGGGAATAGGACAGGAATATTTGAAGAGTTTGCTCATGCAAGAACATATGATTCTTTGAAGTTAACATTTTATGTTGATAAAAAATATAAAGTATTAACTTTTTTTGAAAGTTGGTTAGAGTTTATTCACAGTGGTTCAGGTTTTAATGAAGAAGATGATAATTATTTCGTTAGAAATCAATATCCAGAAGACTATAAAATGGATTTATTGAAAATATATAAATTTGACAGAGATTATAGAACTGTAATTCCATATACATTTAAGAAAGTATTTCCTACAGGGGTGATTCCATTACAGGTTGATTATTCGTCATCAGAAATATTAAAATTGACTGTGATTTTATCCTATGAAAGATTCATTTCTGATGATGTTGTCCGAATTTCATAATAAATAAAAATAATATATTATTTCTTAAACAATGCCTTTACCAAAGATTGCAACTCCATCATATGAGTTGACTATTCCATCAAATAAGAAAAAAATTAAGTTTAGACCATTTCTAGTAAAAGAAGAAAAGATACTAGTTTTGGCACAAGAGACTGAAGACCCTAAACAAATTGCAAATGCAGTAAAAGATGTAATTTCAAATTGCATTTTGACTAGGGGTATAAAAGTTGATACTCTATCAACATTTGATATTGAATACTTATTCTTAAACATTAGAGGAAAATCAGTTGGAGAAACTGTCGAGGTTCTAATAACTTGCCCTGATGATGGAGAAACTCAAGTTCCAGTGACAGTAAATCTTGATGACATTCAGATTAAGATTCCACCAAATCATACTAGAGATATTAGATTGGATGATAGTCTTGTTCTAAGATTAAAATATCCATCAATGGATGAATTTGTAAAGACAAACTTTATTAATAATAGAGTTAATCTAAATGATACTTTTGATTTAATTTATTCATGTATTGAACAAGTTTTTAATAGTGAAGAGTCTTGGAGTGCATCCGAATGTACAAAGAAAGAGATTGAGGAATTTATTGACCAATTAAGTCCAACTCAATTCCAGCAAATTGAAACATTTTTTGACACAATGCCAAAACTGTCTCATGAAATTGAAATCACAAATCCCAATACTGGGATTAAGAGTACTGTAGTATTAGAAGGGTTATCATCTTTTTTCGCCTAGCAATGTTGCATGAGAGTCTTGCATCTTACTATCAAGTTAATTTTGCATTGATTCAGCATCATAAATATTCTTTGACGGAGATTGAAAATATGATGCCTTGGGAAAGAGAAGTGTATATTACATTACTCCAACAATTCATTGAAGAAGAAAACCTGAAGTATCAGCAAAAATACGGAATACAACAATAATAGTTATCAACTATGCGTTCACCACTCTCCAACATTGCAAATACTGTAGGTTCATTTTTTAATAGGTCTGCTGTATCATCTTCAGTTTTTACTGGACAAAGTGCAGATAACTCTCAGCAATTTGTTGCTCAAACTCAACAGTTTATACAAAATCAAAATCAGACACAGCAAGTATTAACTACTGTACAGCAACAAATTATAGGATTACAACAACAAGTTCAGGCTCTTTCACAGGGTCTTGAAAAAGTAGCAACTCTTTTGCAGCAAGATACAAAGCAAGAACAAAATTTATTAAAACAAGAAGAAGAAAATAAAAGAAGAAATTTAATACAAAAAACTAGAACTGACAGAGAAAGTGCAATTGAATCTTCCATACAGAATGCACTAATAACTCCAGTACAAAGAGCAACTGAAAAAGTCCAAGGATTTTTTGGTAGAATTGGTGAAGCATTAAAAATAATGTTTATGGGATTTTTGGGTGTACAGGCACTCAAGTTCCTTAAAGCATTTAAAGAAGGTGATGAAAAAACGATGGGTGAGATTAAAGATCTCGTCCTAAAAAATATTACTTATGCATTAGGCGCATTTGCTGCTTGGAAATTAGGATTGCCACTACTTGGCCAAGCATTGAAAGCAATGGTTGGTAAAGTAAAAGATATTGTTCTTGGAGGTCTTAAATCAATATTCAGAAGTGCATTTAATGCAATTAAAAATATGTTGAGTGGTTTAAAGCCACCCACAATAAGTAGTGGTGGGGTAAAACCACCACCAGCAGCAACAACAAAACCTCCAACAGGAGCATCACCTGATGCTACTAAACCTAAAGGAGGAAAACCTCCAACAGGAGCAGCACCTGATGCCACTAAACCTAAAGGAGGAAGACCACCAGTATCACCAGTACCAGGAACTAGTATTGGTTCAAGACTAGCTAGATTGGGTGGAAGACTTATTGCGCCAATTACTGGAGCACTAAGTTTCTTTGGTAGAAAGGAAGAAGGTCAATCTAATGTTCAAGCTGGTTCTGGTGCATTATCAGAAATGGCAGGAGCTTCAGCAGGTGCTAGTGCTGCAGCAACTGCAGCATCACCTTTATTGGCTGGTGGTCCAATTGGTATTGGCGCTTATGGATTGACTGTTTTAGGTGGTGGTGTTCTTGGTGGTCTTAGTGCGGGGAGGGTTTCTGACTACTTTACTGGTGCAGGAGAAGAGAATAGAAAGGAAGGTCAAAAAGCAACATTAAATGGAAATCCTGTTGTTTGGAGTAAAGAAAAAAATGATTGGATTCCAGACCCAGATGCTCCTCAACCAGCACAAGTAACTCCAACTCAGACGATGACTGGAGAGTCGTTATCACCACAAAAAGAAAAGACTTCGGAACCTGCTACAGTGCCCGATGCATCTGAGCAGGCAAAAGTTACACCCACTGAAACAATGACTGGTCAGCAAGTTAGTGATGAAAAACTTAAAGAACCTTCTGATAGTAACGCTCCATTTATGGGAAAACCAGAATCTTCTATAGCGCAAATGTCTGCTCCATCAGAACAAACATTAGCATCTGGAGTTCCTGGGGCCCCAAATGCCTTTAATATTTCTACTTTACCTGTTAGTGCATTGAGTCCTACTCAGGATAGAATTAAAAATGCTGGTATGATTCCTCCCATTGAGGAACCACCTACAAATGTCATTGTCAACAGCGTTCCAGTTGGACAGGAAGGGCCCCCCTCAGGAACACCACCATCATCTGATGTTCCTCACATTAACTCATCCAATTCTGATAATTTTTATGTTCTATATTCAAAATTAAACTATAATGTGGTAGTATAAAATGGTTACAATTAATCCAGTTTCTAATATACCAAAAATACGACCATTAAAATTTGACTTTGGTAAAGATGCAGAAAATTTAAATAAATCGTTTAAAAGTGTTTCGAGTGGATTGAAATCAAGTCAAGATAATATAAAAAGAATCAATGATACATTAGAAAAAAGAATCGTATCCAGAAGAACAAAATTTGCAAAACTCTTTGATGCAGAGAGAATGCAGAGAACTTTCAATCTCAGAAAGCAAAGGGAAGATGAACTAGAAGCAACTAAGATTCCTCCACCAAATACAATGGAATCAATTACTAACGCGGCAGGAGCTGCTGGCGGTGGATTTTTAGGAAGATTGATGAAAGTAATTGGTTTTACTTTAGTTGGAGCATTACTAAAATATATTCCCCCATTAGTTGGTTATGCTGAAGAATTTATTGCAAGATTGGGAGAATTTGGTAGAATTATAGGAAGTTTTGTCAATAATACTGTTGATTTATTCAGGTCAACTCTTACTTTATTGGATTCACTTAAAGAAAATTTATTGAGATTGGACTTTTTTGATAGTGAAAGAAAAGTAAGAAATTCTTTTGATGAACTTGTAAAAAGTATTGAGGGAATGGGAGATGATTTCCAAAGCACTGTAGATTTGTTCACTACTGATATTACAAAAGAAATTGATGGCGTAACCGTTGGTTCTTATAGTGGTAAAGAGATACCACCAGTGGGTGGGTATGAACAAGAAGAACCAACTTTGAGTGAGTCTGGAGGTGCTGTAAGTGGGACCCAAAAACAAAAAGCATTACTAGATGCTATAGCATTTGCAGAAGGAACTACCAAAAGTTATGGAACTATTTCTGGTGGGGATGTTAATAAAGATTTGGAGGCTGGAAATTTAACAGTTAGAGAAGTAATTGCTTTAGGAAATACTTTTGGTCAACCAGGAAGTAAGCATAAGTGGAGTGGTGCCACTGGTAGATATCAATTTATGCCGAAAACTTTACAGTCTTTGGTCAATATGGGTGCTTTAACAATGGATGAAAAATTCACTCCACAAAAGCAAGATGAAGCTGCACTGGTTCTTGCCCAAAGAAGAGGTGTTTCCGCAGATTTATTGGAAAAGGAAGGCATATCTGCAAATGTTGCGAATAAATTAGCTCCTGAATGGGCATCTTTTCCAACTTATAGTGGAAAAAGTTATTATGGCCAATCAGTAAAATCTCTTTCTGATATTCAAAAAAATTACCAACAATCATTACAAAAACAACAAGCACAGATATCTCCAACAGGAACCGCAAAGGCATCGGGAACATTAACACCACTTTCAGGAACTAGTGGAACTGCGGGAGTTGCTGGAAGAAGATTATCTACTCCATTGAGTCCATTTTTACCTGGAACGGGAGCAACAATTACATCTGGAAAGGGATGGAGAACAAGTACAGGTAGTTATCATAGAGGTTATGATGTTGGTGCCGCGACTGGAACACCAGTATATTCATATTTTCCTGGAGTAGTTACTAGAGTTTTTATAAATGGACAGAGTGATGGTGGTTACGGTAATGCTATTGAATGGAAAGATGATATTTATGGACAAATTCATTTTTACGGACATTTATCAAAACCACCAAGTTTGAGTGTTGGATCTAAATTTCAAGCAAATTCTTTACTTGGGTATGTTGGAGGTACTGGATATGGTCTTCCTAATAAATATGATCCACACTTACATTGGGAAATCGGACCTAGAGGTTCGGAACAAGACCCAGGAGAGTGGCTGAGGTCTGTTGAAGCAAAACCATCACCAGCACAAATTGCAGCAACACCAAGTCAACAAAAGGGACAGCAAGTCGCACAGCAAATTACTCCAGAACAAAAATCAAAGAACGTTGTTGCAAATGTTCCTCAACCAGTTGCCCAACCACAACCAAGTCAGGGTGGGGCAGCATCTTCAGGTGGCCAAGGTAAAGGACCATCTATCGGTGATATGTTAAATAACTTTATGAAACAAAAACTTCTTTTAGATACTTCCTTCCTCTAATGTCAAATCTAAAGTCATTTTATGAAATTCTAACAATAGAATCAAACGATGGTTCGCAAAGTATCGACCTTATAGAAGGTGCAGTTGCATTTGATTACTATGAGGATATTTTTTCTCCTGTAATTACTGCAAAACTGAAAGTAATTAATGTTGGTAACACTGTTGGTGATGGTAATAAAAGACAATCTTTATATGACGGACTACCTCTAAGAGGTGGTGAAAGATTGGCATTAAAAATGACACCTAATAAAGAAAATGTAGAAAGTTTTCTTGATTTCTCACAACCAGACCAATACTTTGTTGTATCAAGTATTACTGATGTTATTATGGAACAGAACAGAGAGAGTTTTACTTTAAATTTGACATCAAGAGAAGCAATTACTAATGAAACTTCAAGAGTATACAAAAAATATCCTGCAGAAAATAAAATTAGTGACGCTGTTACAAGTATTTTAGAGGAAAATTTATTAACTGAAAAAATAAATGAAGTTGAAGGAACTTCAAATGTTTATGGATTTATTGGAAATTTGAGAAAACCATTTACAGTTTTGGTGTGGTTGGCGTCAAAGTCTGTTCCAGAATCTGAAGGAGGTAACGCTGGTTTTGTTTTCTATCAGACGAAACAAGGATTTAATTTTAGGTCCTTAGATTCTTTGACTCAGCAAGAACCATATAAAGAAAAGTATGTTTATGCTCAGTCAAATCCAGCATTTTCTGAAAAAACTAAAATTAATAATGACTACAAAATTTTAAGTTATTTCATTGATAGAAACCAAAATTTAATTGAAAAATTAAGATTGGGAGCATATGCTAGTTGGAGAATGTATTTCAATCCTTTAGATTTTTCAGTTACTATTCCTGAGGCAGGATATTACACATCAGAGGCTTATAAAGATACCGTTAAAACACTTGGAGCAAAACCAGTATTTCCTCCAATTTCTCCAGGTTCCGATAAAACTTTGGCAGATGTTCCCACTAGAATTTTTAGTTCAATTCTAGATGTTGGAACTTTAACTCAAGAAGTGACCAAAGATAATAATGCAGATCCATCAGAATATCAAGCACAAACTTTGATGAGATATAATTCTCTTCTTACTCAATCATTAAGTGTAATGATTCCTTGTAATGTTGATTTAAATGCTGGTGATGTTATTGAATGCTTATTTCCATTAGTAACAGATTCTGTTGACCAAAAAGAATATGATGAGGAAATAAGTGGACTATATATGATAAAAGAGTTGTGTCATCATTTTGATGCATCAAGTTCTTATACTTCCTTAAAATTAGTTAGAGATACATTTGGAGTTCAAGAAAAATGATCGATGAATCATTATTAAGAAGTAATTTTATTGGGAGAGATGGATTTAGATGGTGGATTGGCCAAGTAGCACCATTTAATGAGAACCAATTAGTTCAAAATAATGGAGGTGGATGGGGTAATAGAACAAAAGTTCGTATTATAGGTTATCATCCATTTTCTGAGGAAGAATTAAGCAATGAAGATTTGCCCTGGGCACAAGTTCTTCTACCAACAACTGCAGGATCTGGTGGTGCAAATGTTGCATCAAATGCAAAATTAAGACCAGCAGATTCAGTATTTGGATTTTTTCTTGATGGTGATAATGCACAAATACCAGTAGTAGTTGGAGTATTTGGGAGAACTTCTGAAGTTGAAACTGAACTTCCATATACTTTACCATTCCAACCATACACTGGATATACTGGTCAGATAGAAAGACCAGATGGTTCTGCTTCAATTCCAAGTGAAGCAAATGAAAGTAATAGTCAGGCACAGAAATCTCCAAGAAGAGCACCACCAGAAGTAATTCAAGATATCAATAGTAATATTGATGCACTAAATGCAAATCTACCAGAAAACACGCCAAAATTCTGGAAAGAAACAACTTATTATACAGGAATTGGTGAAAAAGTAGTATTAGCAAATTCCTGCAACGATACTTCTATTGGTTCTATTGTTGGGTTGGTCAATAATTTAGTTTCTTCAATAACTGGACCTGCTGGAGCATTTTTGAATACTGCACTTGAAGTAAGTAAAACTGTATCAGCAATTACAGCAGCAGCAAATGGTATTGTTGGGAATATGTTCTCATCAATTGCTGGTTCTTTGGGACCTTTAATGACAGAGGGGTTGGCAACTCTTTATAATGATGTTTTTGATGCAACTAAGATAATATCTGGAGGAGAAATTATAAACGAAGCAGAGGCAATTCTTGCTGGAGTTGCTGCCCAGACAAGTTTCTTAGAACCTGTTAAAGGCATTCAAGATGCATTACTTTGTGGAGTTGGTGCTATCACAAATTCTTTAGGTGGAATTGTTGAGGATTTATTAAATTCAGTTATAGATAATGTAACAAATTTTGTAAGTTGTATTGGAACACAATTTGTTGGGTCTTTAATTGGTTCAATAACTTCAAAAATAAGTGAATTTTTAGGTCCTTTGTTAGAAGGAGTAACTGATATTCTTGGTGAAGGATTTGATATTTTGGGTGCTGCAACATCTTCAATTTCTAACATTGCATCAATCTTGGATTGTGGGCAGAATGATGAAAAGTGTGATGGAATGGTTGAAGAATATACAATAGGAAAAAGTGTTGTTGATTATATTGAGGATACTCAGCAAATTGTTGAAAATGCTAGAATATCTGCAGAGATTGGAGAAATAGCTTCTATCGTTGGTGATAATATTAATGATAGATTGGCAGAAGCTCTTGGTGCTGAACCTGGAACAAATTTTGGCCTTCCAGAATGCGATACTTCTAAAGTATTTGAACCACCATTTGTTCGTATATTTGGTGGAGGAACTGCAACTAGAGGTGCTGAAACTGATGATAACAGGGGTGCCGGAACTGCAGAACCAATAATGGGTGCTATAGTTAAAAATGCGGATGGAAGATTAACTGGAAGTGTTATTGATATACGATTAACAAATTCCGGAAGTGGATACAAATACCCACCATTTGTGGAAATTGTTGATAATTCAAAAACTGGAATTGGTGCTGTTGCAAGAGCAAAGATAGAAAATGGGAGAATAACTGACATTTATATGGTATCAATTGGTGAAAATTATCCAATTGGGGTTGGAAACTATGAACCTGATGATTATCAAATTATTGCTCCAGGTGGACAAGCATTAGACCCAGAAACATATGAACCAACAAATTATGTTATAAATTCTACTGTGGGAGTTGGAACTACTACAAATATTGGTATTTCATCAATTATTATTGTAAATCCTGGATTTGGTTATACTAGTGGTGATACTATTGTAGATAATAATGGAGTTGGTATAGGAACTACTGATGTAGATAATAATGGAGTTGGTATAGGAACTACTGATTTTGGACCAATAACTGTTATTCCAGATGATGAAACTGGTGCGATTATTGGATTTAGTCCATCTCCAGTTATTTTAGTTCCTAATGGAATACCACCGCAAATTAGAGTTAAAACATCTACGGGTTCTGGTGCAGTATTGAAACCATCGATAGGCATCATAACTTCAATATCAAGACTAACAAGAGTTATCGATTGTATCTAAAATGGCAGAAAGACCTAATCAAAATTGGGAAGAAAGATGTTATTCATCTTGGGGACCAAACTTTAGAATTGATTCTGGCAACCCTCAAATGGGAATTGCTGGAGAACATGTATATACAATATATGGTGTTACAAACACAAAAGACCAATCATCTATTGGACTTGACCAGTCTGGATTATTTTCAATTTCTTGCGATCGAGATATACAAATATCTGCAGGAAAAAAGAATGATACTGAAGGGGTTGATATTGCATTATCATCTTTTGATGGTGATATTACTCTCACTTGTCTTAGAAATGGTTCAGTTAGACTCAAAGGGAGAAATATTGTCTTAGATGCATTGGAAGATATTGATATTATTGCGGGAAGAAATATTTCAATTACTGCTGGAAGCACCCTTAAATTGAAGGGTATGAAGGTTGAACTGGATGAAAGTTCAGTTGCTGGAAATATTGTTGAAGCAGTATTGGGTTCTTTTGGTTCTCAAATTTTTGGTAGTCTTCCAACAGCAGCAGCAATTGGATTGGATGTTATTGGTGGAGTTTTTGGTGGTCCTATAGCAGGTACTGCGTTTGAGGCGGCTGCAGGATTTGTAGGAGATGCGGCATCTGTTGCAGGAGCTCCTGGTGAAATAGCAACAGAAAACTTAGAGGTTGGTCAATCAAATACCGAAACCCAACAACTTGCCGCTCAGGAACAGGATTTGATAGCAAGTCAGGAAGCTCAAACATTATTGGAGGGGGGAACTATTACTGATGCTGATGGTACAACCACATCATTTGAATTATTCTAATATTAAAATAAATATAAGGAACTAGTGTATGCTTCGTTGATTACTCACCAAAATATTGCTGTTAAAGGAAAATAATAAATGGCGGATAATAAATTTACAGTATCAAACGAAGCATGGTTTTATAATAAATCTAGATTTTTCAAAGATGTAAAATCTGAGGAAACCATTGATACTAAAAATATTAAAATCAATGGTTCAATATACGATAAAGATGGAAATGTCGGTGCTGCAACATCAGTACTGACTTCTGATGGTCAAGGTGGTTGGTATTGGGATATTGGTGGAATTAGAGTTTATAGACAATCAACACCACCAACATCAGCCAGAGTAGGAGACCTTTGGATAGATGATACTGATGGTATAGAGTATCTTTATTTTGATGATGGTAACAGTATTCAGTGGGTTGAATTTGGTCCAACTCCTAGAGTACAACTACTTAATGGAATTTATGTTGATAGTGAAAGGTTGGGTGGAGAATTACCAAGTTATTATCTAGATTATAATAACTTTACAAATACGCCAAACATTATATCTGGAACTGGGTCTCCTGAAGGAGTTGTGACTGCACCTGTAGGTTCAATTTATACAAGAACTGATGGTGGTGTTGGTACAACTCTTTATGTTAAAGAAACTGGGGCTGGCAATACTGGTTGGTCTGCAAAATAAATAATAAATATAACAATTTTTAAATAAAATGTATATTGAATTTCCATCAAACCCTACAGTAGGTCTTACTACTTCTATTGGGGAGAAGACCTGGATTTATACTGGAAAGGGGTGGAAACTTCAATTTGTTCCAGCAACTCAAGGTACTCAAGGTACTCAAGGTCCACTGAGTAATTTTCAGGGAACTCAAGGAAGACAGGGTTTACAGGGAATTCAAGGAAACCAAGGTCTCCAAGGAAATCAAGGTCTCCAAGGAAATCAAGGTCTCCAAGGAAATCAAGGTCTCCAAGGAAATCAAGGTGTTCAGGGCAATCAAGGTCTCCAAGGTGTTCAAGGACCTTTAAGCAATAATCAAGGTACTCAAGGTACTCAAGGTCTTCAAGGAAACCAAGGTGTTCAGGGTATCCAGGGCCCCCTAAGTAATTTTCAGGGAACTCAAGGATTACAAGGAAATCAAGGTCTTCAAGGACTTCAGGGCCTTCAAGGTCTTCAAGGAACTCAAGGTCATCAAGGTTCTCAGGGAACTCAGGGAACACAAGGTACTCAAGGAACTCAAGGAAATCAAGGTCTTCAGGGAAATCAAAGTTCTCAGGGAACACAAGGTACTCAAGGAACTCAAGGTCTTCAAGGCACTCAAGGCACTCAAGGTTCCCAAGGTTCTCAAGGTTCTCAAGGACTTCAAGGCACTCAAGGTTTACAAGGTACTCAAGGTACTCAAGGCACTCAAGGTTTACAAGGCACTCAAGGTACTCAAGGCACTCAAGGCACTCAAGGTACTCAAGGCACTCAAGGTTTACAAGGTACTCAAGGTACTCAAGGTACTCAAGGTTTACAAGGTACTCAAGGTTTACAAGGTACTCAAGGTTTACAAGGTTTACAAGGAATTCAAGGTTTACAAGGTACTCAGGGTTTACAAGGTACTCAAGGTTTACAGGGTTCACAAGGAACTCAAGGTTCACAAGGTACTCAAGGTTTACAAGGTTTACAAGGAACTCAGGGTCTTCAAGGTCTTCAGGGTCTTCAGGGACTTCAAGGATCTGCTAATTTTGGATTTCTCATAGAAGAAGATAATGAAAATGAAATAAGATATATTGGTTTTGTTACAGATACAGTTGGTACAGCTTCAACACTATATGTAAATTCCTCCGAGGAAAATGCTTTTGTATTCAACCCAAATCTTGGTAATGTTGGAATTGGGACAACAAATCCAACAGAAAAATTACAAGTATCTGGAAATGTTGAAGTTTCTAATAATGTATCAGCATTAGCATATTTTGGCGATGGTGTCAATTTAACTGGAATTGTTACTCAAATTGTTCCAAGTATTGGAATTAATATTCAGGAAACTGAAGTTCCTGGGAAAGGTGTTGTAACAATTGATGCATACAAACCAGTTGGAAAAACGATATATGTATCCCAAACTGGAGATGATAATAATACTGGATTTACTGAAAACTATCCCAAGAGGACTATAAAAGGTGCTGCTTCAGTAGCAGTATTTGGGGATACAATTAAAGTATTTCCGGGTGTTTATGTTGAAGATAATCCAATTATTTTAAAGAGAACAGTTTCTGTTGAAGGAACAGAACTTCGTAACTGCGTTGTTACACCTGGGAATGTCAATCAAGATATTTTCTATGTAAATAACGGATGCCATATTACTGATATGAGTTTTATTGGACCTGATATGACAGATGGTGCGGCAGTAGTTGCTCTACAACCACTACTGGGTGTAAATGTGGACAGATATTTTGATGCTGCTAGAATGATTCGTTATAATTTAGAGTACATTGCACAAGAGTCTGTTGGATTTTTAACAAGTGGTTATAGTGGATTTGCTGGAGGGCATAGGTATCAAGACGCTGGAAACTTATTAGAATTAAATGCTGACTTTATTGCTGCCGAAACAGTTGGTTATTTGACTAGTACTGATTATAAGAATCCACCATTTCAAATTGTTGACTCTTTAGGAAATCTTACTGAACCATCAAATTGCACTGATGATATCAAAGATATAGTGTTACAATGGGCAAATGACTTAAAAGCAAATAGTAATAAAAAGTCTATTGGTGCAGGTCTTTCTTATTATGATGATGGTGGTTCATTGCTACACATTGTAGGAAATGATCCGAATACATATAGCGTTCGACAAGCAACAGTTGATGCTATTGAATATGCTGTTGGAATTGCAACATTTATTGTTGATAATATTGATTACGAAAATCAACCAGGAATAACTACATATACAAATTTGTCCCAAAACTTTAGTTATTCGCCAATTTTGGTTGGTGGAGGTTGTACTGATGTTAGGAATGATTTGGTGAATCTTTCTGGAATTGTAACTTCAATTATTGGTATAGGTACTGAAGAGGCACCAGAAACTATATTTGGCGTTAGATTGGAAAGTGAAAAGTGTGCAAAAGATGTAAAAGATATTTGGAAGTCAATTATATATGATTTAACACGAGGAGGAAATTCAAAATCAATCAGAGCAGGAAAATTCTATTACGACGATGATTTTGTATTGAATCCAGAAATTCTTAAGAACCCTCAAGAAGTTGAACAAACAATTGCAACCCTTGACTATTCATTTAACATTGTAAGGTCTGTAGTGAATAATGTAAGTTGGGGAAGTTGGCCAGTTGGATTTGGAGTAAATCCACTTAATGTTACTAATGCAACTTATGATAATGTAACAGGATTAACTACAATAACTGTAAATGCGAATCATAATTTGCAGGTTGAGAGTGTCGTTAAGATAGAAGGATTGGAATTCTCTTGTCCCGATAGTCCGCCAAATCTAATCTACCCAACTGGAAGTCTTGGATATATCTTTGAGGTGCATAAATTAATTGATAATGATACATTTGAAGTAATTGTTGGACAATCAACTCTTCCACATACATATGTTTCTGGTGGAACTGTTCAGCAATATAAAAACTTCTATAATAAATTCACCCAATTAAAGGACCTTTCAATTCAGATTGACCCAGATACTGGATTTAATAATGGAATTAATGGATGCGTAAATGTTGTTTCTGCATTGCGAAGTGCTGTTGGTGTTGTAACAACAGTAATTGGTCTTGGAGCAACATCAGGAATTACTACAACATATCCCGGAAATAATGGATATGGATTTACCTCTACTGTTGCTATAAGTACTGCAACATATGACCATATAAATGGAACTGCCACAATAACTGTGCCAGGATTATCAACAAAAGTTGGTGATTTAATTGAGATGTATGATTTAGTATTTGAATGTAGTTCTGGATTAACAACTTCAACTCAAAAATTCCCATCAGGAACCTATGGATATGAATTTTATATTACAAAAGTAGTAGATAACAATACTTTCCAAGTTAATGTTGGAACTTCAACTCTTCCACATACATACGTTTCTGGTGGATTTATTATTGATCGTTCTATTGGAATTACATCGGCACTGTACGATAATATTTCTGGAATAGCTACAATCGGAGCACCTGGAGCATATCTAAAAGTTGGTGATTTTGTTGGTCTTAGAGATATGGAATTCTCTTGCCCAGATAGTCCACCAAATTTAATTTATCCATCAGGAAATAATGGTTATATATTTAAAGTTGAAAGTGTTGTTTCTTTAGGAAATACATTCACAGTTAATGTTGGAACTTCAACTATCCCACATACTTATGTTTCGGGTGGACTTGTAATACCACCATACTCAAAAGGAGTTGGTCCAATTACTCAAGGTCCATATGTTAGAAACTGTACTAATTTTATTCCAAAGAGTATTGGAATGAAAGTTGATGGATTTGATGCTGAACCAGGAGACCAAGATGATATTGGTGTGACTGGAACGATGAGTGTTGACTCATACACTCAATACAATCAGGGTGGTATTGGAGTATCAATTACCAATGGTGCATATTCTCAGTTAGTGTCTATCTTCACTATTTGTGACGACATTGCAATTTACACTGCTTCTGGTGGACAGTGTGACTTAACAAACTCCAACTCATCTTTTGGAAATTATGGTTTATGGTCAGATGGTGTTGGTGACCAAACAACTGGTTCAATTTACCACTATACTGGAAAGGTAGTTCAAGATGCTGAGTTAGAGCAAGATACTGTTGTAATAGGTGGAATTGGAACCTATAGACCTTATGATGGGCAGGCACTATTTTTTGATAAACTTTATTATTTTGTTGATGGTATTAAAATTACAAATAGTGGAGGAGGATATACAGTTCCCCCAGTTGTTACTTTTAGTTTCCCAGAGGGTCAAAATGGAATTCGTGCAGAGGGTAGTGCAAACATTGATTCATTTGGAAGAGTTACATCTATTGATGTAATTAGTAGCGGTACTCAATATCTAAACCCACCCATAGTTACTATTAGTGGTAATGGCACTGGAGCGACAGCGGAAGCAATTATGTATCCAATTTATTACTCTATTCAATCTGCAACTTTACCTGAACAGGGTGTATCAACTGTAGTTCTCCTATCCAATCTAAATAATAATGTTAGTGCTGGAACAACAGTTTACTTTACTAGAGTAAGTCTACAAATTACATCTTCCCATTCATTTGAGTGGGTCGGTTCTGGGGTAAATATTAATAATGCAAAACCTGCTTTAGGTGGTGTCGTAATTCAAGAGAATGAAGTAGTTAAAACTAATGGTGGAATTATTGTATATACAAGTACTGATCAGGGTGGAAATTTCAAAATTGGAGATGATGTAACAATTAATCAGGTGACTGGAACAATTACTGGTAGAGCATTTAGTCAAAGTCTGTTAAATACAGTAACACCACTTATTATTGCTTTAGGTAAGTAAAATGGCAGCGGTTGCACTTAATAAATTTGTAACAATAAGATATAAGGTAACTACAGATTTGGTGGGAATATATACCTGCCCTATTGGAGTTGCTTCTATTATAATCTTGTCTCAGGTTACTAATATTTCTAATGGAGTCTCTAGTATAACTGCCACACATTCAAGAACAACAGATACGCAAGTTGACTTTAAACTCGCAAATGCTGTACCAATACCTCCAAATGATAGTTATAATATAGTTTCTGATGGAAGATTGGCATTAGAAACAAACGATATTATTAAAATTCAAGGAACAGATAATAATAATTTAGAGTTGGTGTTGAGTATTCTTGAAACCGCAAAGCAATAATTTAAAGTAAATGGCAAAGTACAATTCCGGTAGAGTAAAAAGATTTGATCAGTTAGGAATTACATCGGATAGATATGAATTTCTTGGTTTGGAGCAGGCTGAACCAGATCTTGGCGACCCTTTAGTTGGTGTATCTTCCATTGGTACAAATCCATTCCCTCCAGGACAAACAGTTCCAGTCAATCACTATGTTCTTATTGCGGCAGAAGGATATACTGGGGAGAGATTCTGGGTTCCATCTACTGATGTATATGCACAGGGTATTCAAGGTACTCAAGGTCTTCAAGGAACTCAAGGTACTCAAGGTACTCAGGGAAATCAAGGAACTCAAGGTGTTCAAGGACTCCAAGGAAATCAAGGACTTCAAGGTAATCAAGGTACTCAGGGAACTCAAGGAACTCAAGGAACTCAAGGTTTACAAGGAAATCAGGGTAACCAAGGCAATCAAGGTACTCAAGGACTTCAGGGTCTTCAAGGAAATCAAGGAAATCAAGGTGTTCAAGGACTCCAAGGCACTCAAGGTACTCAAGGAACCCAAGGACTACAAGGAAATCAAGGACTACAAGGAAATCAAGGACTCCAAGGACTACAAGGAAATCAAGGACTACAAGGAAATCAAGGAACTCAAGGAACCCAAGGTCTTCAGGGTAACCAAGGACTCCAAGGTTTACAAGGAAACCAAGGACTCCAAGGAAATCAGGGTGTTCAAGGTCCATTAAGTAATTTTCAAGGCACTCAAGGAACTCAAGGAAATCAAGGACTCCAAGGAAACCAAGGAACTCAAGGTACTCAAGGTACTCAAGGTACACAGGGATCTGGATTTCAAGGCACTCAAGGAACCCAAGGTCTTCAGGGTAATCAAGGTACTCAAGGCCTTCAAGGAAATCAAGGAAATCAAGGAACACAAGGTCTTCAAGGAAATCAAGGAAATCAGGGAACTCAAGGTACTCAAGGAACTCAAGGAACTCAAGGCCTTCAAGGAACCCAAGGTACTCAAGGAAACCAAGGAACTCAAGGAACTCAAGGTACTCAAGGACTCCAAGGAAACCAAGGCACTCAAGGTACTCAAGGAACCCAAGGAAACCAAGGACTCCAAGGAAATCAGGGTGTTCAAGGTCCATTAAGTAATTTTCAAGGTACTCAAGGAACTCAAGGCCTTCAAGGAACCCAAGGAACTCAAGGAACTCAAGGTCTTCAGGGAAACCAAGGTCTCCAAGGGAATCAGGGTAACCAAGGAAATCAAGGAACACAAGGTCTTCAAGGAAATCAAGGAAATCAAGGAACACAAGGTCTTCAAGGAAATCAAGGAACTCAAGGAACTCAAGGAACTCAAGGAACTCAAGGAACTCAAGGCCTTCAAGGAACCCAAGGTACTCAAGGAAACCAAGGAACTCAAGGAACCCAAGGTCTACAAGGAAATCAGGGAACCCAAGGTCTACAAGGAAATCAAGGACTCCAAGGTTTACAAGGAAATCAGGGTCTTCAAGGCAGTGAAGGACTTCAGGGCCCACAGGGTCCACAAGGACAACAAGGAACTCAAGGAACCCAAGGTCTACAAGGAAATCAAGGTGTTCAAGGACTCCAAGGAAATCAAGGTCTCCAAGGAAATCAAGGAAATCAAGGTGTTCAAGGACTCCAAGGAAATCAAG